TACAGGAAATTACACACTAAACAAACTTATCAGTAATGACTTTCACAAAGGCATTCCATTGGGTAAAGTAACAGTACTTGCAGGCGAAAGCGGAGCAGGTAAATCATACATTGCAGCAGGCAATGTAGTAAAATCAGCACAAGATCAAGGCATTTTTGTTATTCTAATTGATTCAGAAAACGCACTTGATGAGAAATGGCTACATGCACTTGATGTAGACACTACACCAGAAAAACTATTAAAACTAAACATGAGTATGATTGATGATGTTGCTAAAACAATTAGTGACTTTATGAAAGATTACAAAGCAGAATATGCTGATAAAGAATCAGAAGAACGACCTAAGGTGTTGTTTGTTGTTGATTCATTAGGTATGCTACTTACACCTACAGACGTTAAACAGTTTGAAGCAGGTGACATGAAAGGTGACATGGGTCGTAAACCTAAAGCACTTACATCATTAGTACGTAACACTGTTAACATGTTTGGCGAATATAATGTAGGACTACTAGCAACTAACCATACATATGCATCACAAGATATGTTCGATCCAGATGACAAGATCTCAGGCGGACAAGGCTTTATATATGCATCAAGTATTGTTATTGCAATGCGTAAACTTAAATTAAAAGTAGATGCAGACGGAAATAAAACTAGCCAAGTATTTGGTATTAGAGCAGCGTGTAAAGTAATGAAAACACGTTATTCTAAGCCATTCGAGAGCGTACAAGTTGAAATTCCATATGAAACAGGTATGAGTCCATTTAGTGGATTAACTGACTTTTTTGAAGCAAAAGGCTTGCTAAAGAAAAGTGGAAACAGTTTAGAGTACACTAGCCCTACAACAGGCGAAATAATTAAAATGTTTCGTAAGCCATGGAATGCTAACAAAGATGGTGCATTAGAAACTGTTATGCGAGAGTATGACGATGAAGTTGCAGATGCATTACCAATTGAAGAAGATGTAATAGACGATAACCAGGAGGCTGTACATGAATCTATCTGATGGAGATTTTGAGTTTGTTTTTAATTTATATGATGAAGCAACAAACTTTATATCTGACAAAGACAAACCAGACTTTGCTACAAAAGTTATAAATCATTTAGTAGAATTTGGATTTGAAATTAAACCAGCAGTAAAAGAAATTTCTGATCACTGTGAATACTTAGGTGACGCAGTGGATGTTTATCTTAATAGTGAAGAAGAGGAAGAAGATGTTTTTGATGAATATAATGAAGATGACGAAGTGGAAGATTACTAATGAGTCTTTGGTATCGTAAAGTTACAGCAAATTTAGGAGAGATAGTTTCGGCTATCTCTCATTTTGAACGAGAAATAGATGAGGCAAGATTTGAATGTAGTATGAAGGGCAACCTTGAGAAACATAGTTCAATGATGCCAGGAATTGTTGAACACAGGTTCAATCAGTTGCAAGAAGTAGAAGCTATTTTAGAATACCTCAATACTGAAATGCGTAAGTTACGTTCTAAAACCTTTCGTAAATATATCGAAAATTACAACAAAGCACTTAGTTCACGTGATGCAGACAAATATGTTGATGGTGAATCAGAAGTGGTAGATTTACAATACCTTATAAATGATTTCAGTTTAGTACGAAACAAATATATAGGCATTATTAAGGCTCTCGAAGCCAAGGGTTTTCAAATTAATAATATTGTTAAACTTAGAGCAGCAGGCCTTGAAGACATTTCGTTATAGGAGTAAATAACATGAATAGTATTATTGTTTTGTATCCAGGCGGATTTCATGGTGAATTCTTTATTGGCAATATTGTTACTAATACAGATAAATTTCATTATTATTATTTTAAATGTCGTTCTGAAAAACTTAACGCATATGGATACGAATGTCTTAACTCATCAGATGAACACGGCAATAAATATCCAATCATATCAACTGATATAACAGACGAAGTAAGACGGCATTATCATACTTATTATGGTAAACCGATTATATCAAGGACCCACAATTTTAAAACTACGTTTACGTTGCCTGTGGCTAAATTGTACACAGCAGACGTAATGTATAAAAATCG